GGTGCTTATCATTGGTTAATTGTTGGCGGCGGTTCGCTGAATGAAGCATATTCCTCGCAGATACTAATCACGCAGACAGGGCAGATGTTTGTAAGAGGGCATTCTCATATACAAGGATCGCCGTTTATAAAAGAGGACTGGAGAAGGCTGGATACTCCGGCAGGCCAAACGCCTGATAATCCTATTTTTACCGGAGAAGAGTTTAACTTCAATGATCTTACTGCTCCCGGCTATTACGCAGGGTACATTTCGCCAACCACGGAAAATAGACCGCCTGTTACCTTCATGGAGTATGGTATGACCGTTCGCGTTGTTGCCCGCGTGGCAACAGACGACTGGGTTATTCAGGATTTAATTACGACAAGCGCTCGAAGGTTCACGCGCTTTTTTGCCGGTTCTGGTTTTTATTCATGGGTGGAGGGATAATATGAAATGGTATCAAATCCTATGGGAACTTCCGCAGATGTTAGCAGGTTTAATCCTTGCTAAATTTGTTTGGAAAAACAAAAAGGTTAAGAACGTAGCTGCTAAAGAGATTAAATATCTGCATGGACTTGAAAAAATAACAGCAAAAAGGATTTACATAGTTGAAGATGACTATATGCCGGAACTTAGTTCGTTTAGCCTTGGGATTTATGTTTTTATAAAGCTCAGGAGTTTACATGATTTATTAACGATAAGACATGAATGTATCGGACATTCCAAACAAAGTAAAAAATATGGTTTGTTCTATCTGCTATCAGTCGCGCCGGTATCAGTGATTAGAAATATTTACGGCAGATACCATAAAATTGATTATTACGGAGCATGGCCAGAGAATGAGGCTGACAAATTAGGCGGCGTTGTTTGGGTCGGCGGGGAGAGGGTGATTAGTGGAATCCTTATTAAAGATGTATAAAGAAACTTTAATATGACAATAAATCTTTTAATTAAGAGATTATAAAACGCACCCTAGACGTGAACAACCACGCTGCCGTTTGCCTCCTTCGGCTTTCAGGGGTGCGTTTTATTTTTTTTTAATTATTTCTTTAGATATTGTTTAATTTATTATTTTTATTAACCTAAAATGTGTTTACACTAAGCATAAATTAAGAATTGTTTTTTAACTTATTGTTGCCAATTATAAATTATGGCATATGAAGAAATAATAGAGGCGCGAAAAAACTTGCATCGCGCCGCATTTTCCAATTGGTTGTTTAAAAAAAGATTAACAAAAAATGAGTATTACAGATTGATGAATAATGAAGCTGTAAAAAGAGGGTTGAACCCTCCATTTAAAATTCCGTAAACATTAACTAAGTTCAAACAAACGAATTGCGAAGAATTTATTTATATCTTAATTTTTTATTGTAGACAAGAATTTTTCATAGATCAGTAGATCAACGCAGTAGCGTATGTTAAAGGATTGTCTGCTTACATCTCAGTAGAGAAGTAAATTAAATTCAGAGGTATTAAACATGGCTATTGACAAGGAATTTTTAACGGCACAATTACAGGGCGTTGAAGGCGCGGATGAAAAGATCACGGCGATTATTGCGGAATATGAGAAAGAAAAACTTCCTATTCTCAAAAATCGTGATGACATCAAAGCAGAAAAAACGGCAATCGAAAAGAAATTTGCTGATTTAACAGCGAGTTTCGCCGAGCTTGAAACGGCAAAAAAAGAGCTTAACGACAAGCTGGAATCCGGTTTGCCTGATAAGGAAAAAAAGATTTTCCAAGACGAAATCGACAAGCTCACTATCAGGGTCAAGGCACTTGCGGATGAAAACACTAAAGCGAAAAGCGAGCATGAAAATGAGATCAAAAAGCTTTCCGATGAAAAAACGCGTTATATCATAGGCGAAGAGTTTTCAAAATTGATCAATGAAAATAAATCAATTTTCCCTGAATTGAGAAACGGGCTTGTAAAAAGATTCTTTGCCGAATACCCAATACACGACTTTGAGCCAAATGACAGCTTGGGTAAAACTGTATATGCCAACAAGGAAGGCAGAAAAATGAGCGATCTTTTGAATGACCTGCTTGGTACCGATGAAGGCAAACATTATGTAGAGAATAAAAACAACGGGGGTGGTTCTCCCGGATCAAGCGGAGTTTCCGCTAAAACAAACACAATGACCCGCGATAATTATGAAAAATTATCTCCACAAGAAAAAATGGACTTTACCAATAAAGGCGGATCGATAGCTTAGGAGAAAAATATGGCTAATAAATTAGACAAACTTATTCCTGTATTTAATAATTCAATGCAGGAAATTTCAAGGGAACTTATCGGAATTATTCCGGCTTGCAGAAGGGACATGAGAGCTGATCAAATAGCAAAAGGTCAGACTTTAAGAGTTCCTCTAACACCAGATGGTGAGAATGAAGATATTATTATCGGAAAGGCTCCCGATCTTGCGGGTGATGAATTCGGGAATATTGATGTACAGATGACCAAATTCCGAATTGGTAAACCTATTGTATGGAACGGTGAGGAAGAGCTTGCTATTGGCGATCTCCGCAGGCAGCTTTTCCAAGATCAGGTAACACAAAGAATGAGAAGGCTTGCTAACGAAATGGAGGAAGATGTTTGTCTCGAAGCTGCTATAGGAGCACAGGGCGGCGTTTATGGTACAGCAGGCACAACTCCGTTTGCTTCAAGCGACATGAAAGACTTTGCTCAAGTCATAAAGATCATGAATGACGGCGGTATGCCTCAGTTTGGAAGAAACATGGTATTAAATACATCATCAGCTTCAAACCTGAGAAATCACGGGGTGTTATTCAAAGTCAATGAGGCTGGCACTCAGGAACTTTTGAGGCAGGGCGTGTTAGGTCGTCTCTACGGATTTGATATTCGTGAATCTGGCGGCTTCAGAACGTTTGCTCCCACAGGATCAGGCTATGCTGTTAATGGCGATTTTGTGAAAGGCGATAAAAAAATCATGGTTGATACTGGTACTGGAGCGATAAAAAAAGGTAGTGTGGTGTCATTTGCTGGAAATACAACAAAGTACATCGTAACAGAAGATTTTGAAGGAACTGCGGGTTATTTGAATATTGCTCCCGGTCTTGTAGCTCCTGTAGCGACAGGTGTAGCAATGACGGTAAGTAATTCGTTCCTGCCTAACGTTGCGTTTACAAGTGACGCTGTACTGTTGGCGACAAGAACTCCGGCAATGCCCGAAGGCGGCGATAATGCTCAGGATGTTACCACGGTAACCGATCCTGTTTCAGGTCTTACCTTTCAAGTAGCCGCTTACGGCGGACACAGGCAGAGATGGATCGAAATCGGCGCGGTATGGGGAACTAAAACCGTAAATCCTCAACATTCTGTATTGCTTCTCGGATAGCAACTAACAAATTGGCTAGGCATTTTACCTAGCCAATTTGAATATTTAAGGAGATTAAATGACAACTATAAAAATGAAAAAGGGCGATCTGATTTGTAATATCAATGATTCGCCTGAAAGTATAAATCATGCTAAAATGATGGGATTTATACCTGTTGATAATGAGCCGGAAAATTTTATTGAAAAACCAGCAGAACAACCTATTGAAAAACCAATAGAAGCTGAAAAACCAGCAGAAATAAAACCCGAACCCAATGCCGAGCAACCTGATGGGAATGCAACGCAATCCCGAAGAGGCAGAAAGCCGAAATCAGAAGCGGAGGCAGAAAATGAGTAACGAAAAAGCAGAACAATTAAGGAACGAATTAATAGCTCTTTGCAAACCTCTTAATGAGTGGCTGCATAAGAATTATCATCCGCACACGAAAATTATCATTGAGACAAATAATGCGGAAATTGTCGAGGGGATTATGGGCGTTCCTTTTGAGGTGATTGATTAAAAGCCAAACTATTATAATCAAGGTATAAAGAATAATGTTAATAATTGAAGACGGTACTGGAACCCCCGATGCTAATTCATATATCTCAGTAGATTTTGCTCTTAATTATCTTTTAGGAGACAGAAAGATAAAATTCAATTCTTTAACAGATGAAAAAAAAGAAGAGGCGTTAATTCAAGGCACACAGCTAATTGATATATTATTTGATTATAAGGGTAGCCGCCTTACCAGCGATCAGGCATTATCATTTCCGAGGGTCGGCATTGAACTGGACGGATTCCCTGTAGAAGGCATACCAACCGTTGTAAAAAAAGCAGCGGTCGAAGGGGCATGGTTAGCGATTACGGAAAGGCGGTTATTCAATAACAAGAGTGACAGAGTTATTGCCTCAGAAAGAATTGATGTTATAAGTACGAGCTATTTTAACCCTAAAGATGCTGGAGTTAATGAAAATAAATCCCGATTTGAAATACTGAATAAATTACTTAAAAACTTAATCCGTGAGGAAGAAAAAAAAGGCGGCTCAAGTATCGGTTCGGCTTCTGTTATAAGGGCGTAGCTATGGACTATAACGATGCTGCTGAATTAGCCGAAGAAAAGATCAGAGAGTATGGGACGGAATGTAGATTAGTAACACATGGAGAAATGATCTACGATTCAGAATCAAATTCATATATTGATAATTCAAAACGTCAAGACGGAGCAGCTTTAATAACCAGTTTTGAAGCAAATTTAATAGACGGAACTGTTATTTTAATAGGTGACGTATCTATACTCTGTACCTTCAATGAAACAGTAGACATCAAACCAAGTATGTCTAAACTTGAAATATTAAATAGTTCAGGAATGGTTACAGATACATATCAAATAATCAATCCTTCAAAAATTGCTCCGGACGGTCAAACGGTTATATTATATAAATTACACTGTAGGAAGTGATTATGACAGCAGAAAACAAGCAGTGGCTACAAAATAATATGGGGATGACCGAAACAAATTTCACTCAATTTGTAGATGATGTTTGTTTAAAACAAATTGATCCTAGCTCTCCTGTTCATAAAATGTCTTCCGAAGAACAAAAAGAATATTTGAAACCAAGAGAAAGTTCTGGAGAGTATGACAGTTTTCTTGAATGTATGAAACGTGGGCGCAATATTATGAATAAACATCACGAAGAAACGCAGATAAAATTAGCCGCTTCTTTGCCCGATGAGGTATTTTGATGCAAATATTCTCAGTTAACGAACATATAAATTCACTTAATAGCAAGATAGGTAAGCTGATTGAATTTGTTGATGATGTCAAAAGAATGAGGTATTTGCAAGGAAGCGGTGGATGGGGAAGACAAGTGTCTGAAATAAAAGCCGCTGAAAAAAAAGTAGATGATTTCTTTCTAAGCGTGAAGAAACGACAGCTGATGAAATATTCGAGAGCATAGTAAATGATATGAAAGATACTTTGGGTGTGGAGGATTAATGAAATCTGCATTGCAAGAGCTTTATAGTTTAAACAACCTTTTAACAGTTGAAGATAGAATTAATTACTTAAAAAGGATTATGAAAATAAGGGCTGTCATCTCTGAAGACGAAGAAACACTAGAAGAAATTCTTGCAGGGCTTGAAGAAAGTTATAATTTTGGATTTTGGAGAGCGAAATGAACAAAGACAAAATATTCCAAAAATTACTCAAACCTAAAAACAACGAAATTGAAGATAAAATATTCGACTACTTTAGAATCGAAAAAACAGAAAATGAAACACTATTACTGGGCGATTTTGCCGATAAGGATTTTTGCCACTGGTTGCAGTTTATACATGACGGCATACAAAAAGCGTTGAACGAAAAACTTATTAACAGCAAAAAGATTGAAAACTATGTGAATATAACTTTTTATCTAGGCGGTCAAAGAGTAGACATATCAATTATTAAAGACGGTTGTAAAAGTCCGCATGAGTTATTACATGAATTGAAAACTGAAACTAAAAAAGAAACGAAAAGCCTTGACAATTTAAACACTACTTACTCTCATAGTGCTATTGAGGTTTGTGCAGATATGTTAAAAGCTAATGACATTAAGCCTTTAGTAGATCACATACACTGCCCTAATTGCAGTTACCCTATCTATAAAAAAGACTTTGATGAAGTACCAGATGAAATTAACGCTTTGTTAAATGGAAGTGAGTAATGGCAAAAGCTGATAATTTACAAAACGCCATTAAATGGTGTTCTAAAATGAAAAACGCTCCTAGAGACGCTGTTAACATATTCGCGTTTGAAGTTTTTAAGCGTGTGGTTATGAGAACGCCTGTTGACACAGGGCAAGCAAGACAGAATTGGCTTGTTACTGTCAATCAAGAAACAAACAGTGTTGTAAGATCGGGTGAGAAAGTAACAAAAAAAACATACAAGCGCGGTAAAAACAAAGGACAAACCATTGAAAACAGATCGCAGATTTGGACAACATCAGCCGCCGATGCGGATTTATCAAGCGAAAAAGGTTTAAGCGTATTGCGCGATGGTAGTAATTCTATATTAAACACGAAGGGAGATGATAAAATTATTATTCAAAATAATTTGCCTTACATTGGAGTTTTAGAATTTGGTCGCGTAAATGGCGTTAAAAATCCAGTTAAAACAACACCGCAGGGAAGGAGTTTACAAGCTCCCAATGGAATGGTTGGCGTAACTCTTGGAAAAGCACCGCTATTATGGGACAGAGCTGTTAAAGCGGCTATAGGAGGCAGGGATTGAACGATACTTATATAGAACAGGTAATGACCGATCACTTCCTAACCCTAAACGAATTTAGCGGCATTCCCTATATAACCAAAGACGCGCAAGGTCGAATATTGAATGTGGTTTTACCAAACCAGCCTGAAACACAAACAAATTTAAAGGATCGATTTTTTGCCCTGCATTTTTTAGGAAACGAACCAGAAATGGCAGGGTTAGGAACAGGGGCTTTTAATGAATGGACGGGCATTTTCCAAATTGATATTATAGTACCTCTAGGATCAGCGCAAAATGAAAGTATTGCGAAAGTAAACGCTATAAGCAAATTATTTTCGAGAGGGAAAATGATCAATGATGTAATGTGTATAAAATGTTATAGGGCTACTGAAGGAGCTGAAGAAATATATTACAGAACTGTAATGAGGGTTGAATATCGAGCTGTACTTCCAAACGATTAATCTTTATCTTTTTTTGGTCTACCTCTATTCCTCATCGTTAAATAATTCTGGTTGTATAGACAAGCTTTTCTGCCTTGCTATAGTGTCTTTAAATTTCTTAGGGTTTGGACTTATTTCAATAATACCCATTACGCGCCCTATTTGCAAGATTAATTGATTTAAGCCAAAGTCAGTAAGCCATTGATGAAATCTTGCTTTTCTTTTTCCGTCCGATGTAATATTTTTCTTATTTAACTCGGATTTTACATATCCGTTTTCTATAGGCTCATAGATATAGGTATTTATAAATTTACCGTAATACGAAGGTCGGGAACGCGGAGTGGTTTTTTCATTCTGGTACAGTTTATCTAAAGCGTTAAAAAACTCGTCAGGAAATCTTTTAAGCCATTTTCGCATTTCTTCTTCAACGTAGTATTCCAGTAGAACTCTTAAAGCGTCATGTTTTCTACTATGTTGAAACCCTGTAG